CGACCGCGGCGACGGCACCAGTGGCTGCCAAGCCAACCGCGCTTCTGCTCCCTTGTTCGTTAAGGAACTTGGGAACAGAGGTCACGAGCTTATCTTGCACGGGCTTGCTCACCGCCAGGGCAGCACAGGCCGCCACGAACAGGGCGGTCATTTGGTCATCGGTCAAATTGAGCGGATTCTTTGACTCTTCCTTCTTCTCCTGGACAGCCACGGGTTGGGCAAAACCAGTCGGACCCCCAGCTTGCGGAGCGGTCATTTGCGGCATGACACCTTGCATCCTGGGGTCGGCAGCAGCGGGCATCATCATCGGGGACGGTTCGGGTTCCATAATATCAGCGATAGAGGTGGAATCCATCTCTGGTGTTTGTTGTTGTTTACGGACATTTTTTTCAGGTTCAACAAACGCTGTAGAGGGTTGTTCTTGATTATTCAAACTGACCATACCATCATTCTGTTCAGCGAGGTTATACGTCGTAATCACCGGGTCACTGGACATATTCTAAAATATGGTCTCATTTCTTTTTGACCACTGTGAGCGCAGTCTTTTTATTCATTTTTTTCGGGTCCCCCTGACGTTGTTCCATGTGTTTTGGGTTGTACATTTTCTTGTGTGTGGCCCATAATTCAGGTGCTCCAACTCTAAAATTCTTCCTGATGTTTGCTTTATACCAAAAAACACAATCTGTAATCTTATTTGATTTCACTGTATTATCTAGGACCAAACACTCATAGTTTTCTGTACAGGCGTCCATCACTTTATTAAACATATCAAAAGATGGGAAGATGCCGAAAAAACTCTTATAGAGCTTTTCTCGGTTTTGTATGATATTTTCACGTAAAATAAAAACGTAGTCTGTATTTGCTCTTAAAGCGGGTGGTAAGTCCATACAATACTGCATCGTAAGCATGAAGAAAATCTTCCAGTGTCGTCCATTCATGAAACATTGACGAATACATGTATCTTTTAAAAATTTATTGTCATACATACAATCATCTAACAAGAGGAAACATCCACAATTTTGTTTTCCAGCACTCACGAGTTTTCTTTGACGCTCTATAGCTCTTTCAATTGCTTCTTTATCATAGTCTCCATAGATGAACAAGTCTGGAACGTGTTTACTGTAGTAATGGTTCCCTTCCTCTGTGCCTGATAGGACGAGACCTGCTGGAATGTGTTTTTTATAGTAGAGGATGTCCGACACTAACGTTGATTTACCCGTACCTCTTTTACCTATGAATACACACACCTTGTCGTCCGCCATAGTTTCGGGTTTGAACTTTCTCAACTGGAGGTTCATATCTACTACAACGCACATTTTTTGTTTATTAAAATTTTACTCACTTATATCAGAGATGTCCGTGAAATTAGCGGCCACAGGGATTGCAGACACTTGGTGCACAGGACAACCCACCTTTAGTCATTTCCTGATGAATTTCAAAAGACACACCAAGTTTGCACAAGAACGAGTGGAAACCCCTTTTGATGGAGACATAGACTTTGGTCAGGAAGTGTCCTGTAGAATTCCACACGATAAAGGGGACCTCATTCGTACGTTGAGTTTGAAAATTACCCTGTCTGACCCAGAGCCCGATGAGAGTGAAAGCATTAACGACGTGTATTGGCCACCGTCGGTGTGTTCCCACCTGATTGAGTGGGCGGACCTGGTCATCGGTGGTCAAACTGTTCAGCGCATCACGGGTGAATACATCTACATGAGACAACAGTTATATAACAATGATGACGATGTCAATCAAACGGTGTATTTCCTTTCTGGGCATGGAGACTTTTTACGATATAGTGGGGACAATACATACTTTTTAGACCTCCCTTTTTATAACTATAGACATCCCGAGTTGGCCATCCCCGTGTGTTGTTTGACGAAACAATTGGTGGAAGTTCGTTTGAAACTTCGCCCTTTGTCGGAGATGATTTTCCTCGGTGCCCCAGCGGGGGCGTCGGCAAAGATTAGAAATATTTCATTGGACACTGATTTTGTATTCATCACTCAAGATGAAATTAATTTTTTACGAACGCGTCCAGTGGAATATGTCATCACCCAACTCCAATTGTCACAGTTTGACATGAAGGATGGATACAATAAAAAATCAGTCATGTTACAATTTAAACATCCAGTGAAACAATTATATGTCGTTTCACAAAATGAATATTCAAAATCATTAAACATTCCCACAGATTTCAATACAATAAAAAATCTTCAACTCCGATTTAATGATAAAGTGGTCTTCAATAAAAATAATAAATTTTTAACATTTGAACAAGCATTGAAACATCACGTCAACTCTCCCGTGATTTCAAAGAGTGCTCAATATTTCAATCCAGATAGTAACACGCTGTTACCGTATACAATCAAATCTGACTTTGCCATGTATTCATGGTCCCTCTACCCAGAGAGATATTACCCCACTGGTCAGGTGAATATGTCTCGCATCATTCATAAAGTTCTTGATGTTGAGATTTTACCATTGTATTCTGGGTATGACAATAAAGTACGAGTGTACGTGGAAAATTATAACGTCATCCGATTTGAACACGGGTTAGCTGGTTTAAGATATTAATCTACCAGTATTATAGGAATGGCTGGAAGAATTCAATTGGCCACCACAGGCCCTCAGGACCAGTTTTTCACATTGAACCCTGAGTACACATTGTTTAAAGAGAATTTCAGAAAACATTCAAACTATAGTGTGGAGTTTGTGAACATAGACCCACCCGGTGATGGTGTTGACTTTGGGAAAAAGGTGAGGTATAGGGTGCCCGCGAATGCTGGGGATTTATTGAAAACTGTGAGCATCCAGTGTACGCTTCCAGCTATTAATCAGACGAATGTTGGGTACATAGAATCTGTGGGACACGCCATGATAGAATACGTCGACCTCATCATCGGTGGCAAAGTGGTTCAGAGAGTGACCTCGGACTGGTTACAAATATATAGTGAACATTATTTCACACAAACAAAACAAAATCCATTATATCAACTCGTCGGTAAATACCCCATACGAACGGCAGGGACGAGGTCTAACGACAAATTTATTTTAGGATACCTTGGAGCATCTACGGCGGCAGTTGATTTTTACATAGACATTCCATTCTATTTCTATAGAGAACCTACATTAGCCCTCCCTCTCTGTGCCATTTGTGAACAGCAGGAGGTGGAGATTGAGATTTCATTTAGAAAATATGAAGACCTCGTCGTAGATGTGTCTGATGGAAGTTTACCCACACTCACAAATTCTATAACTTTTGATGAAATATCCCTCCAGTGTGAGATGGTTTTTTTAGATGACGTTGAAAAGATTAAAATTAAAAAAACATCAGTGGATTATTTAATCATTCAAAATCAACAAGAAAATTTTTTAGTTCCAGCTGGACAAAATACTGCAAAATTCAATTTGAGTTTTACAAACCCAGTCAAAGAATTGTATTTCGTGATACAATCTAAAGGGGCGAGGGTCTTTGATTTTGACAACTACCGTCAGACGAATACTGACAATAAACTCGTATTATACGAACATCTCAACTATCTAAAACTCACCTTGGACGGTGAAGACATTCTCACTGAAAAAACAGGGAAAGCGGTGTTCCTTAAAGCTGTCCAGGCTGGCATCCATCACGCCAAAACACAACTCATCAGACGCTTTTACAGCTATAGTTTTGCCCTTCAACCTGAAACACACACACCGACGGGTCAGATTAATTTTAGTGTGATTAAAGACCAAGTGTTGGAGCTCAACTTGAACACAAACACACTCAACGACAGGGAAGTTCGCGTGTACGCACGGGCATATAACGTACTTCGCATCGCTGGGGGAAAGGCACAAGTTATTTTTGGTACTCAATATTAAATGATGAAGACTGGTTTCGGTGAATCATCGGGTGCTTATGAAGAACGCCAACTTGAAGCTATTGGAGACATTTTACTGCCAGTCCTTGAGAAGAGTATGATTCTTGCTGGAAAATACTGTAACGCGTGTGGAAGAGATGTCGTGCTCCCCCAGGATGTTGAATACGCGGCGAAATATTGTGTCATGCACACCGTCGGCCAGGACGTAGGCATCTCCATCATGGACGAGGATGAGGACGAGGACGAGGACGAGGACGAGGACATTGAGGAAGTGGACCAGGAAGAGTGTCCGGCGTTTGTTCCTTACACAGGAGGTGACCCCATGATGAATGCCGTGAATGAGGCTCAGACTGCGTGGACGACGTGGGAGCCGACAAATCCCATAGAAATAATGTTAAAAAATGCTATAGATAGAGGTAATGGAGAACTTGGAGGGGTGGAGTTCTAATGAGCGTAAGTTCAAACCTATCTTAGATGATTCGTCATCATCTTCATCTGATTCAGAAAGTGGTGAAGAAGAGGAAGATGATGAAGAGTTGAAAGAACCCAGGGGAATGTCATTAAATGAACCACCAAAGTTTAAAAAAATTGTAACAGAAGAGGAGCTTTTACCTGAATAATTTTTTTTCTAGTTTTATAGTATAAAAATCTACCATGTCTAACGTTGCCATGATGAATGCGAACGTTCCGAAGAACCAGGCCGTCGTTGTTGCCGAACCGGCTGCTTCCAGCGCTGTCCTCAGCCAAGTTGGAGACACTCTTCAAGTTGTCTCCAAGCAGCTCGAATCCCAATCCTTGACGGCGTTGACGCAAGGTTTCTTCTTCGCCGCCGCCCTTTCGTGGATGGATGTGTCCCGCTGGGTCATCGGCCAATTCGTCAAGGGTAACAAGAACGGTG